CTTTAAAGCGCTCCGATCTTTGAGTCCAGAAATGGCAACGATGATTAAAGAAGGCGCAAGCCTTAACGAAATTATGGACGTGCTTGGCGGAACCTTTGGCGGTGCTACTGCCAAAAGCGCTGAAACGGCTGCAGGCAAAATGAAGATTTTGACTAACTCGCTTGGCGAAACCAAAGAGTCAATCGGTGCTGCGTTGTTGCCCGTCCTTGAAGCCGTTTTGCCTGTGCTTAACAAGTTCGCTGCATGGGCTCAAGACAACCCTAAAGCATTCTTGGCAATTGCAGCTGCCATCGGCATAGTCGCCGCAGCAATTGTGGCCACAAACATTGCAATGGCACTCAATCCATTCAGCCTTATTGCAGCAGGCATTGCATTGCTAATCGTTGGTCTTGTAACCGCGTACAACAAGTTTGAGTGGTTCCGTGACGGCATCAACCTAATTGTCAACACCGTGATCGGGTTCTTTGCCGGCATGGTTAACGCTGCGATCGGTGCGGTTAACGCAATTATTAGCGCGTATAACTCAATTCCGTTGTTGCCTGATTTGCCAAAAGCCCCAACCGTGCCCGTGCCACAACTTGGCAAAACATCTAATACGCCTGCACCTGGACGTATGAGCATTCCTCGACTAGCCGAAGGTGGCATCGTGTCATCACCTACCTTGGCATTAATCGGTGAAGCAGGCCCAGAAGCCGTGGTGCCATTAGATCGCATGGGAACCGGCGGCGGCGTAACCATCAACGTGACTGGCGGGCTTGCTACTAGCGCAGAGATTGGTCAAGCCGTGGTCAACGCATTGCGCGCCTACTCACGGAGTGCAGGGCCGTTGGCTCTGAACATTGCCTAATGCCAGGCGTCGCTGTCGTTGATTCAGGCAACTATGACCTGCAGATCGCTACAGGATTTAACGTCAATGCGTTTACTCTTGACGACACAACCAAAGGCGTTTTAGACAACACGACTTATGTCTTAGACGGCAACACCGAGTTTGCAAGCGTCATGGACTCGACTACGAGGATTACCGTAAAGCGCGGCCGACGCGACATTGGCGACACATTTAGTGCCGGCACGATGACCTTCACCATTCAGGATGTGGACGGGGTATTTAACCCATTTGACCAAAATAGCCCGTATTACGACACCGCGGAATCTAAGCCAGGTCTCGCTCCTATGCGCGAAGTCAAACTTATTCGATACAGCTCTACAGATGTTGCCGAGTTGTTGTACTCGGGATATGTGGTGAACTATGACTACAACTTTGCGCTAGGTGGTCTTGACACCGTGACGGTCTATTGCGCTGACCAGTTCTATTTGCTGTCACAAACCTATTTGGACGAGTTCAACCCATCAGCCGAAACATCAGGTGAGCGCATAGAAACCGTGCTTGATCTGCCAGAAGTTGACTTCCCAGCCCTAGCCCGAGACATCTCAACTGGCACCGTCAACCTTGGCCATGACGCTTCATACACCGTGCAAGCTGGCACCAACGTGCTGCAATACATTGCCCAGATCAACGACACCGCAGAGTTCGGGCGCCTGTTCATGTCCCGCGACGGTGTGCTGACATTTCAAGACCGCATCGGTAACACGTTGTCCGCATCGGTTGCTGATTTCCATGATGACGGCACCGAATACAAATACAACGGCGTAGGAATCTCATTTGAGGCTGACGCCGTAGTTAACCGCGTAGTCGTAACAGGCTTGAATGGCAACACCGCAACAGCCACCGACGCAGGCTCGATTGCTACTTATTTCATTCAAACCGACAGCATCACGAACAGCCTGCTACACGAACAACCATCTATTGACACCGCTGCGTCCTACCTGCTCAACCCTGAACCCGAGGCACGGTACACCAGCGTGGAAACTGCGTTCCTCATGCTGACCACAGCACAAAAGGACACCCTGGCAACCCTAGAAATAGGCGACACCATCACCGTAGAAAAGACATTCCCAAGCGGTGCCGGCACAACCCAGTTGGCGCAAGAGCTGTCGGTTGAAGGCATCGAGCATTATCTGGACTTCTCTACAGGCCACCGCGTGCTTTATAGCACCGCGCCAACAACCATCGTTTATGAGCTGATTTTGGACAACGCCACCTATGGCACACTTGACGCACTCAATGTTTTAGGATAGGAGACACTATGGCAAACCCATTTCCATTCGTCGCAGGTCAGGTGCTGACCGCAGCGCAGTTGAACGGCATCGGCGAAGCAGCAACAGCATTCACACCAACCTTTACTGGATATACGCGAGGCAACGGAACAAGCCAGTCGTATTACACGCGAGTAAATAAACTTGTGTTCGTGTCGTGCATGGAAACACTTGGCACAACTTCGGCTGTTACTGGAACGATTGCTATGACGTTGCCAGTCACGGCATCACGAGTGAGTTCAATTCCAGTATCTCGTGGTTTTATCGAGGACACCGGAGTAACACTTTATTGGGCGACCATATACCCACAAAGTACAACAAAAGTTCAGGTCTTCACAGATGCAACTGGTGGAACTTATGCAACAAATGGTGGCGTTAGTGCAACCGTTCCGATGACTTGGGGCAACCTTGATGTGTTTGGATTCGCATTTGTATATGAGGCAGCATAATGAAAACTAAAGAACAATACGCCGAGGAATGTCGCACAGAAAACCCTGAAATGCACGCAACAGAAAACGGTGTTATTAGAAAATTGGCTAAAAAAGAATACGACGAAGCGGTTGAAGCTTGGGCTTTAATGCGTTTTTATCAAGACAACCCAGACCAACAGCCAGCACCGACACCGTTCGGCTGATGCGTTGGCGTTACCTCATCGGCTACGTCGCACTTATTGCGGTCGTTTTGTGGGGTTGCGCGGGATGCGGTTATAACGGCTCGTATCGTTACTCATGCCAAGACCCAGCCAACTGGCAAAAACCAGAATGCGAACCACCACTTTGCAACCCATCTGGAACGTGCACAAGGGATTTAATTTATGAGACCACGCCTTAAACCCGAGGAGCTTCACGCTCGACTAATCGTGATTGTCGGAGTCATTCTTGCCAGCGTTTTTGCCATCACGGTTATTGGCTTTGTTTATGCGTTAATGTTTGTAACCCAGCCGATCGGCAACCAAGCACCAAATGACGCTGCTTTTATAGACCTGCTATCAACTTTGACCGTTTTTATGACTGGCACGTTGTCAGGCTTAGTGGCCTCAAACGGACTAAAGTCAAAACCGAAAGAAGGAGCCAAAGATGTTGAAGCCTAAAGACAAAGCCTTACTCGCCTCATACGGTCGCTCGGTCATCGCAGCGGTCATCGCGGTTTACTCAACAGGCAACACAGACCCAGCCGATCTAGGCAAGGCAGCGCTCGCCGCGCTTGTACCAGTTCTCATCCGATATGTGAACCCGAAAGACTTGGCATTTGGTCGTGGCAATAGCCAAAGCTAAAGCAGGCGTCCCAAACGCACGCGACTACATAGGCAACGCCGATGGTGCATCACCAGCACCACGTGCCGGCATGAACGAATGGATAAAGCAAGCCATTGCAGCGTCTAATGGCGCGCTTTGGAATAACGGGTCTTGGGGTCAACGTGACATGCGCGGTAAACCAGGTTCTTTGTCGGTGCACGCAACTGGCAGAGCTGTTGATCTGTCGTATCGCAAAAGCGAAAAGAACCCAAAAGCAGGCCGTAAAGAAGCGCTGGTCTTCATTGACAAACTGGTCGCTAATGCCAACGATCTTGGCCTGCAATGTATTTTGGATTACTTCCCAGAACCACAAGGTCGAGCATGGCGTTGTGATCGGTATGCATGGCTTAAGTATGACAAGCCAACAATTCACGGTGCACCAGGTGGCGATTGGTTTCATATTGAGATAACCCCACAGGCCGCCGACTCGGTGATCTGGGTTAAAACCGCATTCTTAAAGGTGTTTGGGGAAATCCCACCCAAGGCTTGATCTATGTTCTAGGGTCGGAGTACCGACAAAAGGACAGGCAATGACTGACCCACAGATCTTTGATTACAGCGTCTATACAGGAGTGATGGACAACGGCCAAGAAATCTTGGTTCAGATCTTTACTAACCCAGAATCGGGCAAGTTCCTTATGGGACAAATTGCATTCAGATCGCACGTTTCATCATGGGGCGTGCCCATACCTTTGGAGAAACGATGAACTATTTTGCAGAGAAAATCATAGGGCTAGTGCTTTGTACGGTCTTTGGCTTTACGGTCGCTGTGGGGGCTCCTGACGCGTCTGGTAGCCCGTCTGGGACTATCGCCTTAGCGCCTTATTTGCTGGAGCCAAGCACTACTACGTCAAGCACGTCGTCCACGATTTACATTGACCCGTACAGCTCGGCTTGTGAGCAGTTCAGCGCGCTTGCGGTAAACCTGGGCTGGCCACAAAACGAGCGCACCGTGCTCGAATCCGTCATGTTCCGTGAATCACGTTGCATACCGAACGCGGTCAACAGCAAAGACCCAAACGGTGGGTCGCGCGGACTAATGCAGATCAACGGATTCTGGACACCATGGCTAACCGATGCGGGCATTATCACTAGCGCAGAAAACTTGTTACAGGCTGATGTTAATTTGCGTGCAGCGTTAGCAATTTACAATTACGGCGTAGAACGTCACGGTTACGGCTGGGGGCCATGGAGTGCAACAAAATGAGTGAAGGCGTGGCATGGAATCAAGGCGAACTATCAGAAGAAACCCGACGAATGGTAATGGAGCAAATGATGACAACAAAACACGACATGGCAATCTTTAATTTGATTAACGAAATTGCGGACATAAGCACTAACCCGCACGCAAGCATTATTCAGCGTCTTAAAGGCATGAAGAACTCGTTGTCATTAGAAGAACCAATGCCATTGCACGATGTGACTACACTCGACTTAGCAATCAAAGCATTACAAGCACATTCCTAACCGACAAGGAGATTCCGACAATGAAAACCTGCACGATCTGCAAAGGCTCAATCGCCTACCCAGACATTCAAGGCAAAACACATTTCGTCTGTGACGGCCGTGTGCCGGCAAGAAAACCGTTTGCTGTTGGCATGGCATTATCGCAAGCAAGCGCAGATACCAAATGGACACCTGAAGAACAACGCAAAGTTGACGCTGCAATTGTGCACGTTGCGCGCACTAAAGGCTTCTTTACATCTGATGACATTTGGAAGCACCTGGGCGATCAGTTTCCAGTTACCAAGGGCATTGCTGGTCGGCTTAATGCAGCTGCGCGCCGTGGCATCATCCGCAATACAGGCGAATTGGCATATGCACAGCGCGGTGGCGCGCATGACCATGCACAGCGTCTAAGCGTCTGGGCAGGCATCTGATGGGCTTTGACCTAAGCAACTACGAGACAGTCGAGTCGCGTCTTGCGCGCTTCTGGGAGCAATATCCAGACGGTCGGGTTGAAACAACGCTGATGAACTATGACGGCGAATCGTGCATTGTGCGATCAGTCATTTGGAAACATCGTGATGACCTCAATCCCACCGCTACTGGTTATGCCCATGAGGTACATACAGAGCGCGGCGTCAACTCAACTTCGTTTATTGAAAACGCAGAAACGAGCAGTTTGGGCAGAGTTCTGGCCAACATGGGGTTGTCTTCACTAGGCAAAAGGCCGTCGCGCGAAGAAATGCAAAAGGTTGAGCGTCTAGGTGGCTCACCTCAACCATCTGGTCAAGTGCACACACCCTCTGGTGCATTTGCCACACCGAAGCAAATTGGCTACATCAAAAAACTGGCTAAAGACAAAGGCATGGATGACCTGGCATTGCTGGAAATGATTCAACTTAACCTGAACGATGACAGCGCGGTGTTAGAGCTGCTTAAATCGCACGAAGCAAGCAAGATTATTGAGCGCCTAAAATGAGCGCGTTTGATGAGAAACAAACTGGGGCAACCCCGATTGAAATAGTTGAGTATTTGCGTGGTGTGATTGACACGTTGCGCGCCGAAAAAACGTTGCTAGAAAAGCGATACAAAGATTTAGAAGCAAGCCGAGAAACATGGCAAAAACTGGCGCAAGCATGGGAATGGTTAGCAGACAACAAAAGAATCGTGCCCGCTGATGAAGATTGACGCCAAGATCAGCGAAGCCGACTTTAAAGACATGGTGATTAGCGTCGCAAAACGATACGGATGGTTAGTGCATCACGATCTGCCGGCACAGAACACTCGAGGACGCTGGATGACCAACGTGCAAGGCGATGTGGGATTTCCTGATCTGTTCATGGTGCACCCATTCCAAGGCGGTCGGCCGTTGGTTATTGAGTTGAAGGCAGAGAAGGGCAAGTTGACGCCTGGACAAAAGATTTGGTTAAACGCTTGTGAGATGGCTGGCTGTCATGCAGCGG